CTCTTCTACTTAGATCATCTTCGGATGGAATGAGTGGAGGCTACACGGCGGGTGCCGGTAATCTCTCATCGCCAGATGAGTGTGTAGAGTCATATGAAGCTTGTTCTGTCTTCCAACTTGAAAGGAATCCTCTATGCCGACAACAATTGTTAACGGTCCTGAGCTGCTTTGGCGTGCCTCCGATGGGACCCATGGTCCCACTGGTAAGTACGCCTTCGTTCGCGTCAGGTCGTCGACTTCTGTATATCGGAAAAGGCCTCTTGATATTATTTCAAACCCTACACCTTTAACGGTGTTCGAATCATTCCAGATTAATGGCATGGTCCGTGTTCAAAACGTTAATCCTCCGGGAACGTACACGGAAAATGCCAACCAATCTGGGGCTGGTCCGGTAGCATTTGATCCATCTAAGACGAACGAGGAAGCTCGTATCAGATTAATGGAGAAAATCAAGGGAGAGGACTGGAATCTTTCAACGTTTCTAGGAGAACTCCCGGAAACGATCCAGTATTTTCGGAAGACCATCAACTCTGCGGTCGAAGGTTATCGAGCTGTGAAGCGCGGAAACCTCGCAGGGGTGAAGAGGGCTGCTAGACGAGCAATTCGCCGGGCAGGGAAAGACCCTCGTCGGGAGCTCCACCGCCAAGGTGGGAAGGCTGCCGATAAGTGGCTTGAGTGGCGTTACGCCATCTCTCCATTAGTTTACGATCTCGATGACATGCTCAAGGTATTGTACTCTAAGCGTAACACCATCATCACTCGAAGGAGTGCCGGTGGTGCGTCAGGGACATCCCGTGAGGTAATCAGAGAAAGTGAGCGTTTGGTTTCGCGAGAAGCCAAATGGCAGAGTCGTTGCGTAGCGTACTACCGCGTTAATCCTAACGCGGAGGCATTCAAGAAGCTAGGTCTCATCAACCTAGCAGCAACGTTGTGGGAGCTGACTCCGTTAAGCTTCGTGGTCGATTGGTTGATTCCGATTGGCCGCTACGTTGGCACACTAGATGCGATGATGGGTGTGAGTGTCCTTTCAAGCACTCGCTCCGTCTCGTCCTTCGAGAAAGACGAACGGGTCCAATGGTCGAATCTAGGGAACATGTCCTACACGCCCTATAGCTATACTCGGAAGATGTATAGCCGGGCTGTAGGCGTAGACTTTGGGTTTGCTCTGCCGACACCAAGCCTTTCACTTAACTCGTCCAGGTTTTTGGACTCTCTCGCGTTATCGCGAAAAATCATGCTGAGATAGCATGGAAGGAAAGTAGATGCCCCAGTTCACTGGTCCTCTCACCATCAATGATGGTACTGCAACTCCCGTTGCAGTGACGTACAGCCCCGAGCAGCTCAGCTCCTCGGAAACTGTGCTCGTGGATCGCCGTCAGGCGAGCCGCGAAATGCAACCTTCGCTCACGATCAAATTCGATCGTGCTACGGCCAATCGCAAGACCTTCAAGTCTGTGCGTCAGGTCGCCTACCCCATCGTTCAGGTGGTGAATGGCGTCTCTGTGGTGACCGATATCGCGCGAGCGAATGTCGAGTACATCATTCCGCAGTCCATGTCCCAGCAGGAACGTAAGCACCTTCGGGCGCTTGTTGCTAATGCTGAAGACAATGCCAGTATCAAAGCTGGTGTCGAAGACCTTGACCCGCTGTATTGAGTCCTTCATTGGGCTCCTTGCAGCAATCGGGCTAATCTGCCTGATGGTCGGGGTCGTCGTGGCAGCTAACCGTATTGGTTAGTTGTAGCGAGCAGTAACCCTGCAAATCGGTTGTTATTTGTTCCTTTCTGAAAGAAAACAATGTCAATTGTTTTAAGACCCAACCAGTCTCTGGTTGGAACCGAACAAGCGTTAGCTCTGTTCGTGGACGTATTAGAAGCTCTCGATACCCCTATTAGTTTAGGGGTGGCGTTGCGCATCAAGTATCGTTTATTCGACGACTTGGTGAGGCTATCATTGCAGCCATCTAATTACGTTTGTCCCCTGCGTTTCGCAAAGGATTACCAGGCCGTCTCTGGCCTGCGTAAAGCGGGGTTTCTCAAAACCACTATCGATAGGCGGCAGGCCGCAATCGACACGTTTTGGAAAGCAGAAAGGTCCTGCGCAGTGACAAACCAGAGGTTTAACTACCTCATGTATGAAGGCGGTCTCAGGAAACTGTCCGAAGATGACCCGTGGATGGCTTCCTCGCTTTTTAAGGCGAAGGCTCTAATCCATAGGATCCTCGGCGAACTCCCAAAATCGCTCGACTACAGGTTTGGTCCGGGGGCAACGAGCCTTGTAAAAGGCGAGATTACGTTGCCTAAGAAATATTCACGTGAAATCCACGTGACACCGGAAATTTACAGCTACTGGCGAGACATAACTGGCCCCAGGTGGGCTTCTCACGTTTCTAACGTTGAGATTGTTTCAGGTAATGCTGTAACGTTCGTTCCGAAGGACGGTAAGACCGACAGGTCTATCGCCATCGAACCTCATCTGAACGTATATGCCCAGCTGGGCATTGGTTCTGAGATTCGAAGGCGGCTGTCCCCCTGGGTGGACCTCAACAGAGGCCAAGACCTTAACAGGTTTCTAGCTTCGCAAGCCCATTCCTGGGATCTTGCAACCATCGACTTCTCGTCCGCGTCCGATACGATATCACGCGGTCTAGTCGCCTTCCTCCTCCCTGAGGAGTGGTGGCGACTTCTCGACCGTGTTCGATCGCATCGCTTCACCTTAGACGGTGAAGAGTACGTGAATGAGAAGTTTTCCTCGATGGGGAACGGCTTTACGTTCGAGCTAGAGTCGCTGATTTTCTACGCGCTTGCACGAGCTTCGGGAGGTTCCCGATGTTTCACGAGCGCCTATGGAGATGATGTGATTCTCCCTAGGGAAAGCGCGGACGCATTCGTGCGTCTGAGCGAGTACTGCGGGTTCCAGGTCAACAGGGACAAGTCGTTCTTAACGGGGCTCTTCTTTGAGTCCTGCGGGCAAGATTACTTCAGTGGCGTTCCAGTAAGACCTTTCTTTTGGAAAGATCTGAAACCAACCACCCACTTCAAAATGTCTAACGACATCCAGAAGCTTGCTATCTCGCTGCAATGCAGGAAACTGCAGAGCGTTTCCGACGGGTATTTCCTTTCGTTTTCTAAAGAGGTTCGACAATGCCAGATCCCGCAAGGGTATGGCGACGTAGGCTTCATTAGGGAGTGGGACAGTGCTTCGCCGGGACTCAAGCGAGCGTTGAACGGCTACGACGGTTTCATCACCAAGGCGATGAAATTCCGACCTCGTAAGAAGTCTTATATCAC